CTATCTTGCCCTCGACTGTCCCTGCACGGGCATTTCCGCGAAGGCTATGTAGATGTAGGTGCCGCCGGAGGCGTTAAGCGCGGCTGAAGTACCTGTACGCCATTTAAATCCACCAGCATTGAAATCAATCATATTTGCTTCGACCCCCTCTGCCCAATTCCCATCAGGCCATAAAGATTGAGTCATTACATTATATGGATCACGGGCATTATCAATAATACGCCAGCTACCAATTGCATCTGTCCGTTTCACCATCACAAACGCCGGTCGGAACCCGCAGTAAACAAAAGGACCGTCTGCTGAACCGTTACCAACATAAGACCCAAACTTTGAGAAGCCTTCAATTCCGACCCAACTCAAACAAAGGAAATCAGTTGCTGTATTCCAGCCAGTCCATGAACCCGTTGTGAAATTGGTAGCATCTGGAACACCATTGAACACCGTTCCGCCCACACCTTTTGCAGCAGAAGACTCAAGAGTGAGGTACTCAGTACCGGCTAAATCTTTATGCCACACGTACCACGACTGCGCGGCTAGCTGTTTGACGATCATAAACTCTGGGGCACCCGCAGCGTTGCCATGTGCAACGGATAAAGATGCGGCCATAGACGCATCAGGTATAACCTTAATATGGAAGCCAGAAGTAACGCTGGCTTCCCAGCACCATGCGACGTAGTTGTTTCCGGTTTCCTTGGTGTAAAGCCCGTTAGTTACACCGTCTGATAAGGTAATGCCGTTTGCATCTATTGATGACAAATACCCATTCGCATCCGGGGTCGTTGCTTCCGCTTGTGTCCCGTCCGAGTACATGTATTTGGTCACGCCACGGGTGGTATTATAGAGCATGTGGGAATAGGCGGATGTTCTGTTTTTAATCCAAACGAGATCAGGTGACAAATTGCTATTGCCAGAGAACGTAACAGCTAACGTTGGCGCAACACTTCCGGCCCACGTAACAACCTGAAAATGCGCGGACGGATCAGGGATTGCCGGGTCGGGGAAGTTGGCAGTGTTGAGTAATTTAAACCCAAATGGCAGAGTCATTGTCCCGTCAAGGATACCACCACCAGTACCAAAGTCCATCGTACCCCCACCCGTATTTTTAGTTTGAGCCCCGATGTAATAGGTGTCGGCGGGTAGCGTGTAAGTCGCATTTGTGCCAAGCCCAGGTTCGTCGGTTGCCCGCATCACCCCCACGCTGTCCATCCAATCTATTGCCGTGGTCCCGGTGTTATAAATTCCATACCAGAGTTTTAAGTTGTCAAGGTCAACAGCCATTAGATACCAGTCGTCATTAGCAACCATTGCCGTTGTAGGTGTACCAGTAATGGTGATTGAATTGTTCCGCGCTGTGAATGCGGTCCCCGCCGTTAGGCAATAACATCCCCACCCGTCCGCCGTAGTCTCAGGGTTTTCAATACGGTTCTGCCGTCCTGAGGCATTCTGTAGTTGCAAGTTGGTGCCGTCATCATTCACAGTATTGGGTTGCCGAGCTACAATCCACTTACCGGAAGTAAGTCCATTAAGAGATGCAAAACATTGACTTTTAAAAGCTACTGCCCCCACATCTGTTAAGTTTCCATTACTGTAAACAACGCCATTAGGGAACGGTTCAGCCGCAGGGTTCCACGTAGCGTAATTCCCAATATTATTATCTACGTCATCAGACGGCGTGTCGGAGACGATTGCAGTTGTCGGAATGGAAACTGCTGTGAAATTATTGCCACTGGTAAAAAAACGAAGCTCGCCCATTCGCACATTCGCTGCGGCAACAGTGGGCACTATCGCGACCCAATGGTACCGATATGCAGTTGTCGTTGTGATACCTGACGTGAATGATTGTGGCTGACTGGCAATCGTTGAATTAAACAAACCAGAGGTATGCAGCTCAGTGCCGTCCGTTGGCGTCGTTGGTGCCGTATTCGACCCATAAAGTTTTATCGTTACTTCACTTGTATCGTCTGCGTACCCGGCGTTGTTCACATCCCACGTGTCATATCGGGTAATGGTTTTAGTGTTGCCTACGCCCCAATCCTTGCCAACATACGCACTAGACACTGTGCCGCGTTTGGATGAGCTGTTAGCACCATCTGCTGACACAGTTGTTCCGTCAAACGAAGCCGCTAGAGAGTTGCCAGCAGTGACGTCTGTCATATCACCGATAACAGAGCCAACGCCGTCACCAACCACTGAATTATTAGTGGAGCCGCTTACATCCTTACCCGGATCGGCACTGTCGGCAAAATCCAACCAGAAACCATTCGTGCCGAAGGTCAGCCCGGACGGATCGATGGGTTGCCAATTGCCGTTGGCATCGAATTCGCCGAAGGAAGTTGCGGTTAGGGACGCGCCGTCAACAAAGGTTACCTCAGCATTACAACAGTCAGCGTAAAGGCCAGCATATTCCCCTGACCTGCCAACGCTATGGGCATACGTAGTTGTATTCACCAAACATGCTGCATAATTTAGAGTTGGGTTAATCTCAGTTGAGAAACTTGTTTCTTCGACTCCGTTAATATGAATTCGTACTCTGTTCGCTGCGACTCCTTGTGTGGTGTCTACGGTAACAACAATGTGATACCAAGCAGTGGGGTCTCTAAATAAGCTGGTAGTTACTAGCCTCCATACATAAAGACTGGCGGCTCTGTGTCTAACCTCAAGAGCACCAGACGATATAAATAAGATAGAAGTATCCGTGGTTCCTGCACTATCAGCACTTCCAAATAGTATTTTGGCTGAGGTCCCTATGCTCCCGCGTTTAACCCAACTGCTCCACGTCCACGTTTTTTGATTTCCAGCCACGCTTGGCGTCCGATGTAAATAATCTGCAACGCCATCGAAAACGAGGGCGTTGTTAATGGTATATCCGGTATTCGGGTTGGATATACAGACGGGTATCGTTAAGGGTCCAAACATCAGACTTGTGCCCCCGAGTAAGTGAGCCGGATGTTTGTGCCGTTACCGCAGTAATAGCCGATCAGGTAGGTACCCGCCGCGCTTACGGTTGCCTCGAAATTTGCGTCCGCCGTGACGTTTAGCCCTTTGGTGATCGCGTAGGCCGTAGGATTGGCAAGCTCAATCAATCCGCCTTGCCCGGCTGTCACGTTGGTAAACTCGATCACGTCGGCGGCAATTGGCGCCCAAGAGAAATTGTTCGCCGCCAGCATGTCAAAAGAACCATCGTTGTCGGTTGTTGCCGCCGAACGTTGCGAGCCGGTCCATGTTTGGTCGCTGGTGAGGTCGAGAGAGATGGTTGAGCCTGTTTTACTAAGCCCCACCCCGGCGCTGGTTGTTGACGCGCCGAAGGTGATCCAGTTGTCTGGGGTGGCAGCGTCGGCGACCATCGTCGCGAATTCCGTATCCGCCGTCATGACGTAGGACGTGCCGCCGTTGATCGTGTCGGTTCCGGCCCGGTTGATCGTCAAGGTGTTCAACGCGGATGATTTCATGAAACCGACACGGAAACCTTCGGCGACGTCGGTGACGATATCCGGCAGGGTGACGATGATATTCCCGCCCGACGTGTCGACAAGAAAGAGCGTCCCGTCGTCCGTCGAGATCACGGAAAACGCCAATGCCTTATTCAAGATCGTTGAATAAAGATTTGCCGCCGCCGCTGTCGCCGCTGCGGTCGCCGAGTTGGCAGCATTGGTTTCGCTGGTCGCGGCGTTTGTCGCCGATGTTGCGGCATTGGTTTCAGAGGTTGCTGCTGCTGCCGCGCTCGAGGCCGCATCCGTCGCTCCACTTTCAAGGAAGGCCAGAGTTGTTGTTGAGGCAACAGGTTGTCCGGTGGCATCGAAACCGAGAACCTTGTCCATTCGCGTCGCCTTGTCAGGCAGTTCCATGCTGGTATCTGCATCAAAAGGCTTTAGGTGAAGGCCACGATTAGCCTGTTCTTCAACCTGTTGAATTTCCGCCGTCAACTGGTCCAGTTCATCGTTCAAAACCTGGGCGCGCAGTACACCGGACTGTTGGAAGTCACTGATCCGCTGAATGGCAATGTTCCGCCGCAACGTTATCAACGTCCCATTGGCCGGTGCGATCAAAAATGAAACGTCACCACCAGCCGATACCCCCGCCCCTGAAACCGTATAGTCCGTGGTCAGGATGGAAGGGGTGCTGTCGATATAGACCTCCAGATCTCCGTCATCGAATATGGGGAACGGATAGGTGAATGCCGCCTGAGTGCCATCGCCCGTGTATTGAATTCGAGGAGCCGTATCGCCGACCTGAATGTGTTCAGCCATTGTCTTTCCTTTCTGGGGTCATCTGGGAAAAAGAAAAACCTCCCGAAAGGAGGCCATTGGTAAGATGAAAAAAATGTTGGTGTCGTCAGGGTTCAGACTTCCAAACCTTGATGCCTTTTTCGACGGATCTGCCGACGACGTAACCGCCAAGGCCGATCTTGATGATTTCGAATAACGCTAACTCGACCTCTGCGGTGATGCCGGGGGCCGTGAATCCCAGCCACCGCGCAACAATCAGCGCGACAAAGGTGAGCATGGTCAGGGGTCGCCACGAGCGTTGAATCCAGCTACCGCCCTGGGCTTCGGAGATGACGATCTTCATCGCCGCCTCGACCTCTTTCATCTGGCCCTGCAGAACCAAAGTCTGCAAATTGTTCTTCAATAAGTCGGCTTGGTCCTTGTCCTCAACCACCTGATCGACGGCAGAGAAAAGTCCGTTCAGCAGGGGTGCTGCGATGCTGCTCAGTAATCCGATCATGGTTTACTCCACATCGTTATAGAACTGGTGGTTGCCAATTTCGCAGGCGTACATGCGCCCGCGCGCCCAGGGTGGAAACACACAATTTGCGTGATAGTGCGTCGCGCCGCTGGTCGGGTCTTTCAGGGTTCCGGCAATCGCCCGCCGGGCAATGCGAAGGCAGGACTGATAGGTTCTGTTTTTTGACGTTACCTGAAGCAATTTTTCCCGGTTAGGATCGTCGGTATTCCAGCAACTGAACTGCCATTTTTTCAGACAGACGTCGCGCACGCTCGCCCCCCACCAATACCGTCCGCCTCTCGCTCTGGCTTTGGCGACCCGGTTCAGGATAACGTTTGCCACGGCTTCCTTGCCGGAAATATTCTCGCCACGGGCCTCGCCGTAAAGTGTCCGTGCCAGGATTTCCACGTCCTGCATGTCCGTAGGCTTCAGAGTTTGAGTATCGATTTTCATTGGTCTCTTCCTTTGGGTTGCGTACGGTCAAGCTTGTCTTCGATACGCAGGAGATGATGGGTCAGCCGCCGTTCCACCTCTTTCAGATACGAGATCGAGGCATAGGATTTGGCGACCTCGAGCTTGAACGCCGACAGTCGGTCGCGAATGAGTGAAAGGCCCGTATCGAAGTCATGGCGGGCGTCGTCGAGGGTGGTTTCGGCATCACTGCGGGTGCGCCACGTCAACCAGAATAACCCGGCCAGAACTGGCAGTTCGACGGCGGTAATCCACCAGATCAGATCGAGGGTCCAGGGTTGCTGCATGTTGGTCTCCTTTTGGTGCGGACATAAAAAAAGCACCCGGAAGGTGCGTTGGAAAAATTATCGTTGATGAAACGTTGTCAGGATTCAGGGTCTTTCTGTTTGACCTTGCGCCAGTTCTCGCCGGCAAGCACAAGACAACTGATGCCATTGGCGCGGGTGATGACCACCGTGAAACTGCCCTGCTTCGATGTATACAGCTCGAGCAGGTTTTCGCCGACAATGCCGACCGATGTGGGCTTTTCATCAAATCGCTGTTTGAGCCGTTTGGTAACGTCGCTTCGTTTGGCGCAGACCATGGCGGCGCTTGCCGGGTGGGCGGTGATTAGTATCGCCGGAAGTAGTGCTACGATCAGTACAATACCTAACCGTTTCATCGGACTATCCTTTCTATCGGGTTATTGATGTCATTGAGAGGTTCAGAAAATTTGCATAAAAAAACCGCCCATAAAAAAAACTGCCCAGAGGGGCGGTTCAAATATCGGACAAAGCGAAGGTGGATTCAGATTTTGTTTAGCTCCTCAGGCCAGGGCCAATCAACTTGGGCGTATACGTTTTTCCAAAACTCCAAGAGTTTCTCGTAATTCCCTCCACCGCTTCGCCGTTCTTTGAGACGATCTGAAACCTCATCGGCCGTTATTTCCTGCAATAAGTCCAAACCGCCGTAATAATCGATGAACCGATCAATCAGTTCTGGCTCACCCCCGAGGACACCAAAATCGTCGTGATCACCGGACGATATCCATCTGCCATCGCGAGAAAACATGCATGCGCCATCGCACTGGTAGTTAATTGCTGACGCAGTGATTGCTGTATCCACAACTTCACGAGTGGGGGCGCACACGATGGTGTCTTGCCATTGAGTTCGGATTCCAGTCGTAAACTGACTTGGGTGGAACTCTTCCGTTATGATTACTTCGTCTGTTCCATCCTCCTCAAGAATTCTCCACAGAGGTTCCAGGTGGTCACGCCCGGCGAAAATAACATCGGGGTCATATCCATAGGTGCAGTCGCTGGTATAGGCGCTTCCTCTGACAAATATTGTTTTCCATGTCGGGTCTTGAAATTTGGGTGGGATATAACGACGCAGGCCACTAAGGTCGTGGCCGTAGATCTGTTGAACAATAGGTCCAAACTCACGCAGGGTTTCCGCGCCATCGCAGACCTTCCACGTAATCCCTTTTGTTTCAGGTTCCCAACGCAAATCCAGTTCGTCGGCATTTATAGTTTTCATCACCTTTACTCCTCCGGAAATCGAACCTTGATCTGCGGCATTTTATTTTTGTTTTTCGCGCCGGGTAATTCCCGACCGACGATATGCCCAGCCACTGTCGGGCCTTTATCGGATCTTGAATACCGGTATTGCACCAGCGTTGTGCCATCCGGGCATGGATAGTTTCGCGCGCCCGTTCCATCTTTTACCACCACTGCGGAGCTCTCTCCACAATCATTTACGGCCTGTTCATCCAGCGCCATAGCGGTTCGGTATTCGATTGTTTGATTCTCCCAAGAAAAACCCCGCCGGAGCGGGGATGGTAACACTTTATTTTTTACGCTTTCGTTTATTCCATCCACGTTTCACAAGTTCTTCTTCAGTAACTCTACGGTACCCCCCTTTTGTCCATTGAAGGTCGCCAATCGGCTCCCGCCTTACCTGCGCTCGATGGACTGGAGGAACAGTATACTCCTCAACCGGTGAACCCGACAAAATCCGCCGCAATGTTTGGGTGAAATACGCCACATCCGTAAAATAATTTGGATACGCCTGTTTCAGGCTTTCTACATTGTCCGCCTCAACAAGGACTGTTTTTCTATTTTCATTGTGGGTTTCCACGTTCTCCAGTTCGCGCCGACGGTAGTCGCTCAATGCGTCCGACGGACCATATTTTGGCACTGCTCTGACCTGTTTGGAAACATGATCGTATTCCAACAGATAGTATGTCGGATTATTGGTTTTGGTATAAACGAGATCTAGGCTTTGACTCACATACCTTAGGTCGTCCAACACATCTGCTGCGTTCAGGGCCCGATTTAGCTCTTTAATCTCCTGATTCCTCTGCGCCCGTTCTGGTACATGTCGAGACACCGGCGCATTCTCTACCAGCGCAAATTCCGCCGACATCAAATCAAAAAGTCTAAGCCATCGCTCATCACCTTCGCCTGCCTTCATGTCTTGGCCATTGATCAGACCGGCGGCCTCTACCGCAGTTGCCCACGCGTGTTGGAGGCGGCTTCTTACCTGTATCTCAATTCTTCGGCCATCAAACCTTTCTGCTTCGCCCTTCCCCTGGAACTTGTAAATCAGATGGACCGACCTGTACCCGCCTTCTTTGGGATCAGCGACATAGTCATCCTCATCGAAAAACTTGTGATTAAGTTTTTCTTTGATTTCAGACACTAACACATTTGCATCGTTCATTGATGGCAGTATTGCCCGGACCCCGCCCAGGTCTTGTATTTGGTTTAGCTTTCCTGCGTGATTTCTGAGCTTCTTGCGGACAGAAGGCATTCTCTTCAAGCGTGCGACCGTTATCCCCTCCAGCCCGGCAATCCTGATTCTCGCGCTAACACTTCTCATGATGCTATTTATGGGGTGGGCGTGCGAAGAGCGCCAACTGCTCGCGATCTGAAACACTCTTAGCGTTTCCTCTCGGCATTCTGGTTCGAATGTCAGCGTGCCTCTGAGAGTATCTCCCGCCCTTCTGACGTCTCTGTTGCTATACTCAAAAGAGGGGAAATCGGCCACGGCGTAATCCGAACTACTTGGAACAGGTGTGAGGTGATTACCCACCATAACAGATTTATCACCAACCTCGCCACCTTCGCCTTCGCATGTGCGTTGAGGAATCATGAACACCTACCTTATGTTTGGGTACCAAAGTACAATCGCGCTAACAAAAACTACACCCAGCTTTCCATTTCACCTGAAATCCGATGATGGTCGCTATCACCGCCACTGCCCAGGAGAGCATTCCGTCGTGGCAGAATTATGGGCGTTATTGGGCTTTAGTATGTTTCAATCTTCAAGAATTCAACTTCGCCAGCAGTTTCCCGATAGTCATCCGTGCTATTGGCAGGGTAACGTCTCGGTGCATACCGGACCTGATTTAAAAGTCGTAGAGGGTTCTACGGACCACCGCGTCGTGCCTTGATGGCTGTCTAATTAGCCCCTCAAACCTGAAACTCTGTCTTGGCGGCGAACGGGCCGGACCCGTATTGCCAGTTTGATCGGGTCGACCGGGCATTGCCTGATCGGGCCGTGGACATTTGCAGGCGGACGGGTTGGCCGTTGATGCAGGCCGAGACCGCGTCCAGTCCATCGTCCGGGGTTTTGCTGTCGGTGTGCCATTCCCGCAACTCCGTGATGAACGGTGTCGCGAACACGCTTCGATGGGCGTAAAGCGCGCGGGCGGCGAGCACGGCATCGAAGCCGCTGGTGATGCGCTCGACTTTCGGACGTCGTGAATTTTCTTCAACGACGGCGCAGCTCATGCCAGCCCGCGCCAGTTCCCGGCGCAGCAGCCCCGGTAAAAATTTACCGATGCCGTTGGTTTCAATGTAGACCTTCGGCAGGTACAGACCTTTCAAAAAATGCGCGACCTGTCGGCACTGCTGGGTGGCTTCATCGATGTCTTCGACGATTGCCGGATCATGGGTCATGTAGCAGATCCGATGCAACCAATAAGTGCCGTCATCATCGGTAAATACGGCGGCGATGACACTGCCATCCCCCCGGTCGGGTGAACCATAGGCCGGGTCCCACCAACACAAAGCCGACTTGACCCGACGTCCGCCGATTTCCAATCGCGCCTCACCATTACCTTCCACATAACGCAGGTCGTCGTCATATATGCGAAGCTGATCGGGATCGAACCGACCGTCGGCAATATTGACGGGTTGCAGCAGCATCTGGCTTTTGAATTTGTTCGGCCCGGTGCGTCGCTGAATGGCCTCAATCTCTGTTGGCGGAAACCGTTCGGGCCAGCGGCTTTTTCCTTTTCCGTCCAGCAGCGCCAGTTCCAGCCGCTTGAAGTCAGCGAGATATGGCGTGTCTTCCTTCAGCTCCGGTCGCGGCGCGTCGGCGTAGATAGTGAAGTAGCTATGCGGTGTGCCGACAAAAAGCTGCGTCCCGCCCGGCACCAGAATGTAGTCAATTTCCGCCAGCCGTTCGCGCATGTCGGTGCGTTTGGTTGCGGTGTCACAGGTATTGGGAACTTCGACATCGTCACAAATGATGATGTCGGCGCGAAGCCCGGTGACGTTGGCACCGATACCTTTGGCCAGCATGGACGGGTCACGCTGTTCGACATCCCGGTTAACGGTGAACTGATCCGACGCCCATTGATCGGCACGTTTGGGTTTCAGGGGCCGGGTCAGTTCCAGGCGTTCAATGATACGTTTAACATTACGCACCATCTTTCGAGCCAGCGCATGATCCGCGGCCAGAACCAGAATGCGCAATGAAGAATCACTATAAAGCAGCCAGGCGGCAAACAGGCCGACCAGTGTCGACTTGCCCGAATTGCGAAACGCCATCAGCAGCAGCGCCGTGTCGTCTGCTTGCCAGGCGTCAGTCAGCCACTGGCAGATCGTCTGGTGAAGATCAGGGGTGGTCAGGTTCTGTTGTTCATTCCACAGATCAACAAACTTTCGAAAACTGATATCGGTCATAGTACCTCGATACTCCGGGAAGAGATTGTGATCCTCGAGCGTGACCAAATTTAATCGAGTAGAGATTTGAGATTTGGCACCTGTTTCTTCAGAAGAGAGAACGCGAACCTCCGGGTCGCCGTTGAAGCATCCAACAAATTGGCTTTTTTTGTCGCGCCAAGTGTTGATTGAAGCCCATTAATTTGCTCATTAGCAATCAGCCGCGAGTCGGCGATGTCGTTATCATGAGATTTGGCAAAACCGCCAATCACTGAGTCTGCGGAGCCGCCTCGTCCCCCGACGCCCTGCGCTCCAAAGCGCGCCCGTTGGCTTGCTGTAATCCGTTTCAATGCTTCTCGTTTTCGGCGCTCTTCAATGTCGGTTGCACGTTTTATGTTTGCCGCATTGGCGCTGGCTTTAGCTTGCGCAACTCGGTTGCTGGCTTTGGCATTCTGACTATTTGATAAGTACTCCATACCCAATTGAAGCGCGATTGACGCTGCGGTTGAACCCATTTTTTGTCTCCAGTCTTGTTAAGTCTTTTAGCCGTTAACGCTGATTTCGGTGGCGACGGAAAGCAGTGAGAAGGGCAGCGGCGTCGATTGTTCGACCCGCCACAGGCTCTCGGTTCCATCACGTCGCCACCCCAATGCTCGGACGGTTTTATCACCACTGAACAGGGTCGGCGGTGCATCAAGAACATTGCTGCCAAAACCTTTAAAGGGCACATCAATGATGCCGCGCCCCGTATCAAGACGCAGGGCCGAGGTATCTTTCAGCCGGAACGTGATGGCGACGGGCCTGAGACGGCCTCCCTGATTTCCACCGTTCTGAGTTTGAATGGCGGGCGGCAGAGGTTCGACAATGTGGGTAAAGGCGAGGCCGATGTCAGTAGATACGGCGGCCTCGTTCAGGGTGATCTGACCACCGGCAACAAGTTGGCTTGCTGTCGGGGATCCATCAGCAACGACGGTAACGCTGCGACCCTCCAGATGGGTGAGCCCTCCCCATACCGTCTTCGCGGTTACAGATGTCTGGCTGATTCCTGAGTCTACGTTCAACCCTTTTTCAAAACGTTCGATCATATAGGTACCATTACGATCAATCAGGACGAACGTTTGATCCCCGACAACGGTCAGCGACTTGAACGTCCCGTTGGTCGCCTGACGGGTCCAGGCCGTTACCTGTTCGGCCCGGTAGATGGTGACGGTGCCCATTGTTCCGTCACCCATAACAATATGAAACAACCGGTTCGGTGTGTCGTAGTCCTGATCCACCGGGGTATTGATCAGGTGTCCGGCAAGGGTGCCAAGATCAGTTGCCTGGTAGGCCTGTTCAACATCGGCATAAAGAAATTCACGTAGGCCCGAACCGTTGCGGGGGATGAACAAGGTCGCCCCATCAACATCACGGGGTGGCACCCAGCGTTTGACCGGAGAGCCGATTCTGGTTTGACGATGAAGCTGGATGTTGGAGGGTGTCAACGGGGAGCCGGTTGCCATCCACTCCGCCCCGGAGGTGAAAATTTGCAGATGGCGTCCGGAGAACACGGACCGGATCGAATTAACCTGATCCGACAGGAGAGCAAATTCGATCGATTCATCATCCAGGCCGGTGCCAAGATCGAAATTGAATAGATCGGATGATTTGGACAACCACAACTGATTGGGTAGATCGCGCGATCCGCCAATTACCAGCCGGTCCTGATGAAAGCAGCATGATACCGGCCAACCGCGAACGGTCGAGAACGCCTGCTCTTCCCAATCCTTGGTCGCGGTTATCGCTGTAAGTGTCTCCTTTACAGTCGCCGTTGCCAGAGTGGTGGATGTAAACGCGGTAATTTCCACTTCCTTGTTGCCAAAACGAAAACGCGCACCGACATGGTTGGCAACAAAAACATCCGCCGACGCCGTCAACGTGATTGTGCCTGTCGCCGCACTGGCTTGCAAAGTGATCGCGTCATCCGCGAACTTGTGATGTGGCTGCTGGGTTCGCCCGCTTTCATCAATGAATGTCCAGTCCGTGACCTGCCAACTGGTTTCAGTGGTGCGGACGATTTTTTTTGGTGGGTGACTGGCATGCACCACCAGCAATGTGTCGGCACTTTGCACCCATGAAATTTCAGAAACTTCGGCCTCCGTCCAGGGGCAGATAATGGAGGCGACTTTGGTGTCGCCATTATAGACGTCGGCATACAGGTCAGAGAACGCGATCAGGTAGACTTGCTCCGTATTAAATTCAAACGGCACCAGCCGTCCGGCTCCGCGTGCAGTGTCGACAAAACGAAGACCGGCCCGGCGACTGAGGCCGCCGGTTGGGTGAATGAAAACATTTTGCAAGCTGGCCGCACCATTTTCATAAGCTCGCAAATCGCCGCGGCCCAGAAGTTCCGGAGCGATCTCACCGGCGGTGAAACTTGTTTTCTGTGTGCTTAACCGTGCCATTAGTGCCGTGCCTCCGTCAGGGTGAAATCTTCGATCTGGCCCGGCTGATCCTGCTGGGAATCGATCAGCTTGGCGCGGCGGTATTCATTTTCCGCCAGCCGGTAAAGCGATTCGGAACGCGATGTGCTCTCCGTCAGGGGGATACAGAATTCCGCTGCTAGTCGGGCGATCAGCATCTGGTCGAAAAACGGCGGGAACGACTCTTCATCGGGACGGAAAATATAGGTCAGCACAAGCTGCTCAGCGTTGGCATTCAGCCGACGTTCGGCGATCCGGTATTCGACCCCCTGTCCCTGGCCGCTGTGTCCCGCCGACAGAGCGCGCAGGAAATCGGCGGGCAGTTGAAAGGCCGCATCAAAATCGGCAATCGGTGTCGCCGCCAGTTTGCCCAGCGTCACCTGCCCAGTGGCGAAACTCCACGGATGGGCAGACAGCAGCGCGTCACGAACCGATGGATACAGATTCGCCGCGACCTCGGCTTCCGCCGTGCCTTCGTCGAACGACGCCAGGGTATCGGCCCCCAATTTGAGGAGGGCACGCGAACATAATGCAATGGCGCTTAAAGCCATGTCGATTTCCTTTCATAAAAAAATCGCTCCCGGTTTGACGGGAGGCGACTGGTGAACGGTGGGTTTCGGAATTGATAATGCCTGTATTGGCAGGTTGCTGTTACGTGAAGTGCAGCGCTGTTAACGTAGAGTCATTCGGATTGTTGGCGGCTTTCCAGCCCCACAAACGTTGTTTCAGGTTTCTAAGGACTGTAACTATCTTGGGTTGCTTCGCTCCCACTGCAAGATTTAGTGGACCTTGCAATGCGTAGGCCATGTAGGCGCATAGAAACCTCTTGGTTCATTGGAGCAGCTCACTTCCAACCTTGTTCCGAAAGGGGTTGGTGCTCATATTTCTTATATGCGGTCTATCTTAAACCTGAGTCATTAAGTCTTAGATTTCGTTTCAAGAAAATAAATAGTAGGCTACGAAGGGTTGTGCTTTGAAAGTCAGAAAATGCTCGGCTCGGAAGGTATATTCCAAGCTGGGCATCGCCGACCTGCTGGTCAATATTCAATATATTGAATATTCGCCGATGGAGGGAGTCGGCGTCCTCCCAGAGTGCAACCTTTTTATCTCTTTTGTTCAGGGGGATTTTTTCTGATTTTGTTCGGGATATTGTTTGTCGTCGTCTTGTAACCGCTCTTGATTACGGTTTCTCCGTTCTTCGGATTTTTTCCAATGAACCCTATTGACGAAGTTTTGCCGCGCGTATTTGTTAGTGATTGAATGTGATCAAACCTTGACCCAAGAACCTTGCTTTTTTTACCATGAAAAACACTGTTTAGCATATCCACCAGTTCATCAGCACTCATTCCTTCCTGTACTATTCTTTTATCGAAAAGTTTCCGGGCAACATTTGCGGGGATGATGAGTTCTCTATCTGTGAGGGGCTCAACCCCATTTTTCTGCCGTAGTTTATTGACTTCCTTGAAGTGGGGTTTTGATAGGTTTCCGAAGCTTATATTTTCAAATTCCTTATTCTTTAACGCGTCGGATAGTTTCTGTTGTGCTGTCGACACAACCTTTCGATAACTACGTGTGGAGCCAGGAATTACAATTCCCATCATTGCGGCCCCGAGCAACATAGTGCCTTCAGTAACTTTTTCTAAATCGGCATTTTTTACGCCTTCGGAAATCTCACGGCTGCCAGCCAAGGCATCATCAATATCAGCGAGTGGAGAAAGTTCTTCAGCAAATTTTAGCAGCGCTGCGGCCTGGTCATAGGCCGGGCCGAGTACGCCCTTGGCAATCTTGTTCGCCTCTTCGCCCAGTTCCGCCAGCGTTGAAGAAGGAGTGGCGGGGGGAGCTCGCGTTGGTTCCGGTTTTTCTGTTTCACTCAGACCGGCGATAGGGGCTTCGATGGGTTTTTGCTCTCTTGGAGATTTCTGGGCAACGTTTGTCCTCTCCAGCCCCTCTAGTTTGCCACGGGTATCAAGCGAGATTTTGTCACTGACCTCATTTGCCAACCCTGCCGCTCGTTCCGGGGCTCGGTCGTTGAGCTGTTTGAACAGGTTGGAAACTTCAGCCAGTGCCTTGTTCGCTCCGGTGTCCAGAGCATCAGCGATGAAGAAGGGCTAGTCGCCCGTGTCGCTGCTCTTCAGGATTGCGTCGACCTGCCGACTGTTTTCCGAGTGGGCCGCGCCGCCAATGTCTTCAAATCGACCCGATTGCCACCAGGGAGTTACGGGTTTTTGTGGTGGTGTGGCGGGCGTAGCTGTTCCGATCAGTTGAGGGGTCGGTTTGCGGCTTGGCACAAACCCCAGCGCCTCTTCCTCGCGGCGTCGTCGGTCCAGTACGGTCTTCGCCGCTCTACGAAATCGTGCCTCCGTTGATATACGGCTCCCCGCCATTTGTTTCCTGCCAGGGTTGGTTGCGCCACGATCAGGATTCCACGGATCATCCAGCAGATTTTTGATGCGGTTGACGGGTGGTTGATCGGTATCTTCGATGTTGTCAAAGCGCAAGTTTCTGAGAAACATGATGACCCTTTCATGATTAATATGATTACAGTTAATTTACGGTGAGAGTTGGAGGTTTGGTTGGGTGCCGAAAATTTTTTTGATTAATCAAAAATAAGTTAATTTTATGAATTGAAGATATTCAGACACCGGATCACCGCAGCCGGGGCTGCGGTGATCCGTGATCTTTGACCGCCTCCTCAGCGGTTCAACGGGAATTAGTCAAAATTAACACTGCCAACGCTGGTAATGTCGGAGACATCGACCACGCCGGCGCTATTGGCGTTAACCAGGAAGATACCGGAACCGGGAATGCCGTCGGTGTCCACGTTAGCCATCATCATGTCACCAACACGCACCATGTCGGCGGCGGTGTTGAAGTAACCCACAGTATCGACAATAACCGCGGTATCTATCGTGGTGTAGTGCCAGAGGGTGAAGCCGTTGGCATAGGCCAGCACGCTCAGGTCTTTTGATTGAAATGCCATTATTTACTCCTTTCCGATGATCAGACTTCGAGGCAGCGCATTGAGACGACACCGGAGGCGTCGATCAGGCACGAACCCTGTGACATCATGTTGTTGATAAAGTTGGCGGCCCGGTCTCCATGCCAGGTGACATCGGTTTTTACTTCCGAGCCGATGGCGTGGCCGATGGCGGTTTTGTGGTACCAATAGCAGTAGCGGATGTTGCCGCCGTCTTTGGTCAGGCCCGAATGCGGCATCCACAACGCCCCAAGCCAGCGTTTGGCCTGGGTACCTTTCCACGGAAGTTCGTCTTCGCCGATATAGTCGGCATTGGCGAATTCCGGAATCCCCAGAAGATCGGACCACTGTTTCCAACCGATCACCGCATAACGCTCACCGTCATCCGGAACATCGGCGTTCCCCAGTAGTTCGAAGGCTTCGAGAACCTTGGCCTTGGTCAGGCCATCGAGCCCTGACCCGGCGTAGTTAGTTGACGTATCGAGCTGGGTGATGACCATCTCGTCGGTCTTGCGCCCCAGTGCATAAGCACCGGCACGGGCAATCACGGTGCGCTCATCGGACGGGCCTTTGATTTCATCCAGCTTGTCGACCCAGTCCCCGGCGTAATAGTCGTAAAGCTGACATTCCACCGGGGTGTGATCGATATTCATCACCGGGACTTTGCCGTGGCGGGCTTTGGTGCTGGCTGTTCCTTTACCGACCTTCTGGAAGGTCGTGGAGGAGCCGATGATACCGTTTTTAGTCCGCACCGTATTTCTAAGCTTGGAACCCATCCGCTGATATTGCAGGTGGACGTCCGCCTGGAAATGTTTGACGAACGACTGAGTTATTGACGTCGACATGCGACATTCTCCTTTTAGTCTCATTTCATGAAGTGCCGTTAGGCAGGGTGGAGACGCATCAACGCCGGTTATGATCTGACCTGTTGGCCGGATCGCCGGGGGATTGCATCGGTATACGGCGTCGGGCGATCTCGGGACCTTGAAGCGGTTTGCCGAGGCGGTTATCCAACGCCTTTGAATTCGCTGTAAAAAACAACGAAATCTGGTAAAACTTTAAGATTAAGAATGACGTTCCGTATTGACTGACAGCCGATTGCAGCCAAACATGGCGACATATACTAAATTCTATCCACTTGGGGGTTCCGGCCCGCCATCAGGGGGGCTAAGATAGGTCCGATGAAGACCCATACACTTGTAGAAAACGGTGCCCATAAATGGCTGATTCTCGGGCGGGATTCCGAGCGCCCGGCCAATGTCGCGGATACCAACCAGATTGTGATTCGTTCAGACCAGACGACTGTTCTTGTCGATCCGGGTGGCATCGAGATATTTCCGGCGTTTTTGGAAACCCTAAGTGAATCGGCGCCAATCGATACGATCTCAAAAATTCTGCTGACCTCGGCGGACCCCCACTCTACGTCGTCATTGCCGCTCTGGCGCCAAATCTGCTCCTCCGATCTACAAATATCGGCACCCGCCTTACTGTCGGACCTGCTCACCCATCTAGATGCCGATTGTGTGCTGAACTCGATCGGTGAAGATGGTGATACCATCGACATCACAGACACCTTCAGCCTGCAGATCATCCCGGCCCACCATCTTCATGGGCCCGCCGCATATTCCGTCTATGACCCGATCTCGAAAGCTCTGTATAGCGGCAGCATCGGTTCGGCTGTCAACACGGCGAACGCGTCCGGTGAATTTGTTGTAGAGAGTTTTACCAAACACCTGGCGTTTCTGGAGCCCTATCATGGTCGCTGGTTCGCCTCAACTCGGGCACGCGATGCCTGGATTAAACGTATTGATGGTCTTGATATCGATTACCTTGTGCCGCACCGTGGTCCGGCATTTACTGATGAGCGGGTCGGGCGGTTTCTCGACTGGTTTTCATCCGCACCCATCGGCACCCTGTTCCCGATTGCCGTTATCCCCCCCATTGAACAACCGACCCCAGAGGAAAATTTGGCCCCCGAAACAGAACTGCCCGCAAGCCCTGAAATCGATGATCTGATGGCAGAATTTGCTCCCGAACCCAAAGGTGAGCCGGAACCCGCACCTCCGCTCGAAACAGAACCGGCAGAAGCCCTTTCTGATAACGATCAGGAACTCGATGATGCGTTTGCTGAGTTAATGGACGAACCGGCCCCGCAACAAACCGGCAAGCCGGAACCGGGCGCAGAATATCGCCTTGTCACCCGAAGCGATTTCGACGGTCTGGTCTGTGCTGTTCTTCTAGAAAATCTGGACATGATCGACGATATCCTGTTTGTCCATCCCAATGATATGCAGGAAGGCCGGGTCGAGATCAACGGCAAAGACATCACCACAAACCTGCCCTACGTTCCCGGCTGCCACCTGTCATTCGATCACCACCTGAGCGAAATTGCCCGACTGGGCCGCAAGTACGATAACCATATCATCTTCCCGGATGCGCCTTCCGCCGCGCGAGTTGTCTATGACTATTACGGCGGTAAAGATGGCTTCCCCACCATATCGGTAGAAATGATGGAGGCCGTTGATCAGGGTGATTCGGCAGCCTACGAAATGGATGACGTGCTCAACCCCCAGCGATGGGCGCTGTTGAATTTCATCATGGATTCAAGAAGTGGCCTCGGCCGTTTCAAGGGTTTTCGGGTTCCCAATTATGAATTGATGATGAGCCTTATTGAATGGTGCGCTGAATATACCATTGATGAAATTCTAGAGCTTCCTGATGTCAAAGAGCGGGCCGAATTTTTCCTTGAACAGCAGGTCAAATTCAAGGAGCAACTTCAACGCTGCACCACCGTTGTTGGTAACCTGGCGGTTATTGATCTTCTGAGTGAAGACACCGTTTATGTTGGCAACCGGTTCATGATCTATGCCCTGTTCCCTCAGTGTAATATCTCCATGCACTGCATGTGGGGGCGCGACAAACAAGCCAACGTTTTTGCGGTCGGTAAATCGATCTTCGATAAATCATCAAAGACAAATGTTGGCGAATTGATGCTGCAATATGGCGGCGGTGGTCACCACGCCGCGGGCACCTGTCAGGCCGACCCCTTGTTGGCGTCGACCGTCAGGCAGGCCCTCATTCAAAAGATCAACGAAGACGGATGATATTGTCAGGCCAGACCCGCCGGCATCACGTCGCGTAACCACAACAGGTCTTCGCCGGCCTCAATCAGCTGTTCTTCCAAACAGAACAGGACGTCTCCCGTCAGCCGGTCAATGATCGCCTCGGCCCGGTCATCGGGCAGCGCCAGCAGCCCTGACAGGCTGGCGTGAATAAGGTGTCTTGGGTCCATCATTACCGTCCTCGTTCTTCCAGCAGATCGACAAACGGGCTGATGGATTTCTGAAACGCCTGAAACTGCCCCCGTTTGCGTGCCGAAGATTCTTCCAGCAGGTTGATCCGGTTTGCCGATGCCGTCTGCTGACGAACACTGCCCAAATGATCGTTTGATGCCTCATCGGTCTGTTTCTGCAAGCCCCTCAGAACGGCACTCGCTGAACCGCCGGCGGATGATGTGCCACTGGCCCCAAAGCGCGCCCGTTGCTGGGCAAGGGTTCGCTTGAGATCACTCCGCCGTTTTCGCTCGGCTACTTCAAAATCCCGTTGAAGCCGCGCACGTTCGGCGTCGTTTCGGGCCCGGGCGATGGCGGCTTGCGATCTCTGTTGTTGCAGCGCCCCCAATTGCGTTAATCCGGTTAGCCCGGCATTTGCTGCGACTGCCCAAGGAGATACTGTCGGGGCAATGACTGCACCGAATTCACCAATTCCTCCTAGCCCAGTAAGTCCAGCGGAGCTGGCGAGCGACGCAGCACTAGCGGACCCCGCAGTTGCAGCGGCTCCAGCAATCGCTGCCCCAAGATAAGGAGCCGCAATCGCTGCCGCAATTGGAAGAGCTACCTTTCCAAAGTCTCCCATTAAATTCTCCTTTCCTGAAGGTCCGACCTAAGCCAAAAACCCGAGCATCTGTCCGAGCCGTTTGCTCAGGTCGTCGGGGTCTTTAATTTTGCTGGCGAGCTCGAAGACCGTTCGGGTTTTGGGACCGATGTCACCATCGATTTTTAGTTTTTCGACGCGCCCATCCGTTGCTTCATTCAGCGCCTCCTGCAGGATTGTTGCCTCGACTCTGTTGCCTGTGGAGTTGTCATCGCCTCTGAACAGTCTCCCGAAAGCTTTTGCAGTTTGTGCCTCAAGTGCTGAGGTGTCGGCGGACTTCCGGGTCTCTTCGATCAACGTTCTGAACTTGCCGAGCGCCACGGCTTCTTCAATCTTGCCCGGGCCGTTGGTCGCCAGAGCACGCCGGAACTGGGCCCGTGTCTTGGGCCCGAACGTGCCATCGGTTTTCAACAGGGACCGACGCGGCCCTGTTTCCGCATTGATCAGGTTGAGGCCGGATTGCAGCTCCTTGACCGGAGGGGGGGAGTCGTCATCATCAGCACCTTTGATAATTTTCTCGCCAATCCGCCGCGCCGCCGCATCCAGATCTTCGCCGTCCGGGGTTTGCAGGGGTGATGGTTTATCAGGGATAGAGACACGTGCTTCCGGTTCGATCAAACGACCGACCGCATCCCGGTCAACTTCGTCGGTGCCATAACGACGATCATAAAATGTCCGAACCGCCTGATCCATGCCCCCCCGTTCCGGGTGGCCCGAAGGCAGCGCCGCAACCCGCCCTTGAACCCGGCGCGCTTCCTCTTCAGTCCAAAGCGAAGGGTCTTTAAGCATGACTTCTTCCACTTCATCGCCGGGCCGGGATGCGTCTTCTATGAATTTCCGTTTCTCAGGAGAGATGGGGCCGTCCTTTTTGGCGCCCACACCTGGTTTTTGATCTTCTGCATCCTGTTCTTTGCCGTCAAACACGTCGATATAAGGAGCAGGTAAGACCACCATATCTTCAACTAGGTCCAGATAGGGGGCTGGAATAACGCCATCAAAATCATCCTTTGTTTCCAAGTCATCATGCAAGGGTTCTGCATCTTTTTCTGTTCGATAAGACCGTTGCGACGGAATCTTCCGGCCAAACCCGTCCATTGCCTGCCTTGCGGCGTCGGATGCTTTCGCACCCTTGCGGCCCAATTGGAAAGCCGCATCGCCAATAGATTGAAGCTCCTCCAGTTCTGATTTTGATAGTGGTGAAAATTCTTGTGCCTTCAGTGCACGGTTTATGAGGTAGGCGCCCTTGGAAAACTCAAACCGTTTCTTGAATTCGAACGCGCCCATCGATGCAGCCTTTTCGAGCTCTTCATAAGTGGTAGACCCAGATGCAAGAAAGTTGTCTGCCAAAGTCTTTATATCATCTAGTGTCCGGATGCCGGTCGATTGCTCTTGATATGCTGTAATCCCTCGACCGGTGATCGCCTCCATAAGAGCCATCGTCGCGGCTTTGCGGTTAACTATATATTCTCGTTTTTTTGCTCTATCTTCTGGCATGGTATTTGTCCTCAGTTAACGAGTTGCATCAATCTCTCTCAGGATAAAGTTTCTGAAATCCTTCACGCACTTCGGCGACGATGGAGGGGTCTTGATCGCGCCAGTAGCGGGGGTCGCGCATCAGCGATTTCAGGCTTTTTTCGTTGACGCCGCTGGTTGCCTGACTGCCCGGTTCCAGCAATCCCGGCTCGCCCTTGCTCATCAATTGGTGCATGGATTTGACGCCCTCGACCGATGAGGCCAGGGCCTGATAGACGTCGGTGGGATAGTTGGCTTTGCCCCATTTGGAAATCTGTGCCGACAGATCTCGCCAGCTGTCTTCACCGCCAAATTCTTCGGCCAGTCGGGCGACCTGATGCTGGGCTTCCATCTCCACCGACATTTGGGTGACTAGCGGATACAAGTGTTCACCCGCCAGGTCGTAGACCATCTGCGCCTGGTTTTGGGTAAAACCCGCCTCATGAAGGCGGGCGTTTAAGGCCGGATCGGAATTTACCAATTCACTTGATGGCGTGATGGCGTAATCGTCAACGGTCTCTGGCACAATATCCTGGCCCTGACCACCCAACCGTTTCTCCAGCGTAAGATAGGACTTCAGCAGTGAGTCGGTTCGGATATCGGATTTTTCCTCATCCCAGAATTTGTCCGGTAATCCGTCGGGGCGGGGGGCGCTTTCAGCGGATAGTCCCGGTGGGGTTGAGGCATCCGGAGCAAATTCCGTGAGCATTTCGCCAAAGGACTCGGTTGCCTCAGGTGATGTCAGATCGGTCATGTTGTTTTCCTTCTGTCGTGACGGGGTGTCAATTGGGTGGGTTGGCGCCGTGCTCAACCATTTTGCTCAACATGGCGACCAACTGGCGTTGGCCTTCCAAATGACGGAGCAGGGTGTCGCTGGAGTCAGGCCCGAGGGTACGTTCAATGGTGATGGCCCGAAGGTAGTCAAGCAGGTAGCTGCCCTCGTGGGTCTGGAACAACCGTGCGGCGATTTTCACCAGCTGCGCTTTGTCAAAGGGTGACGGCGAAGTTTGTTTGGCCGGTGTCGGCTCAAACCAGTCCCAGTCGCCACGTTGGTCATGTGTCCGGTCACTCATTTACGGTCTCCGTCGGCAAAAATGATTGAGCGAGTTCGGTGATGTCGGGACCTGACGGAGAAATATCTCCCAGGAGACCGGCGACTCCCGCGAGATCAGGCGGTATGTCGCTGAGGCCGTCTGATCCCGGTTGACGGATAATGTCGCTGGGTACGCCAAAGGCCTTACCCAGCCAACGTGCCGCAGCACCATGATCGACGACACCGGCACCTTCTGGCCCCAATACCTGAATAGCCTCGAGCCAGCGAATGGTGTTTTGTGAATCCTGGCGCGCCTGTTGTCGGGCCAGTGGTGACTTGTATTCAAGATCAACGGTGCGCCCGTCTATATGAATGTCGGCCACTTCACCGCGTCGCCTGAGGATCGCTAGCGCCCGGCTGACCAGCGGCGTCAGTAGTTCCGATTGCAATCGCCCATAAGTGGCACCCAATAAACGGGCCATATCGGCAGAGCGTTCCAAGACTTCCGTCGCTGTCATTCGCGGGTCTTCGGGCTGACCCAGTTTGTCGACCAGTAGGGCGCGACGGATGTTCTTGCGGAGGTCTTGCAAAATCAATTGCGACAGGTCAAATCTTCCGGGTGCTTCCAGGGGTGTCAGGCCAGCCGAGCCGACGGCTTTCGGAATAATGGTTCCCGGTTTCAGTTTGATATTGGCCGGGTTCAAAACTCCATCGTCATCGGCCTGCCAGATTCCGGTGACCGCAATGGAGGCATTTTTGAGAATTAATTCGACCACCTTGTTGGCCGTTTTAATGTCCGGCAGGGCCTTCATCACGGGTGAGCGTCCGTAAACTTCTCCCGGTGCCTTCAGCCAGCGAAAGTTTATAAAAGGCGAGTGGCGGAATTTTCCCTTCGACAGCAAAGTCGCTTCGCTATGTCGATCGCCACTGCCCTGTGTGGCGGCATAATAGCTGTACCCCCGTTCAACCGGAATGACCGCCTCGATCACTCCGATCCGGAAATCAGCATCCTTTTGACCGTGTTCAATGACCTCTGCAGGCAACGCTGCATCCGGGAACCGTGAGCGAATTTGTTCGGGCGTCAGTTCGGATCGCCGGTAGGTGGTATCCAGTTGACCGAAGGCGTTTTCCTCAAAGACGACCTGCGATAAAGGCACGGCGGTAAATCGAAACGCCGTTGGGGCGCCAGGCTCGGCTTCTTCGAACAACAGACAGGCGCTACCGACGGCCACCAGGTCGAGGTAACACTGATGCATTTCGATGGCAAAATTGGAGCGGTCAAAATGAGACTGTAAGGTCGATGCAGTACTTTCCAATGTCGACGCAACCAAGGAGCGTTCTTCGTCGGTGATATCAGGACCTTCGGTAAACCCGAACCACCTTGCCCATGGCGGGGTTAATTGTGACAGTAGGCTGGCGGCCAGGTGTTCAACGCCATCCGGTGCTGTGCCATCAAACAGCTTATCGGATTGTTTCGATCCGGGAGTCGCAGAACCCGACGCATTACCTTTGTGGGGCAGGGCGAAGTCGTAACATTCCTGCCAGTGCGATTCCCATGCAAATCGTTTCTGTTTGGCTTTTTCATAACGCTCGCTCAGTTGAGTTGCGGATGTCTCTGTCATGTTTATTCTCCTAACAGGGTTTTTCCCGAGCTCCCGGATTGCTTGGTGGTGAGCAGGCCTCTTCGTGATGTTGCGATCAATCCCGTCCGTCCACGCCGTCGTCGGTCCAAAGCCTCCAGCCGACGCTCACGGTCTTGGGCATCCGGATCGGGCAAGGGAGGTGGTTCGGGTATGGGCGGTGGTTTTGGGGAAGAAAAAATTGCTCCCATGGAGTGGTCCTTTCGTATCAGGCATAAAAAAACCCATCGGTGAGGCCGATGGGTTGAGGACACAGTTGTCCCGTTCGCTGGACACAGGTGTAGCTCATTCATTTTGCTAAGTCAAGCTAAAAAACCTATAAAAGGAATAATAACATATTTATGCCATAATTTGGAAATCACGTATGTGCCTGATCTGGCGAATTTTATCGCCAGTCGGTTTTAAGGCGCTTGAAAAGTTGCCAGGGGGTGAGGACAAAAAGGTCCTGAATCCCTAGCAGTCGTTTGACGGCTTCGACGCAGGTGAACAATGCCGGGGGGCATTTTTTTTGACGTACGGGCTGGAGCGTGGTGCGCACGACCCGATATCCCTGTTGGCGAAACCAGAATTCTAAATCAACAGAATCCATTCCGGTGCAAACAGAGAGGCTGGTCATATGGGCAAGTGGGTCATAAAAAACCCACTGCCCGTGCGTGTATACACAGGCAAAACAATGTCGAAACCCACGCTTCAAGAGTCGCAGCCAACGGATATCGGTTTCACCCGAAAATACGATCAGGGCAACGCCGTCGATATCCGGGATTTGATCCTGAACGACTGTCACTCAATAATATCCTTTTTTTTCAAAAGGGTAGTTAGCTTATCGAGGGCCTCTTCCCATAGGCGATGAGGGCGGACTTCTTCCTGGCAGCGCGGATCGGGTGGGCGTTCATGGTGTCCGTATTTGGCCAAGACGTGTACGTGGTGAGGCGTGATTTTTTTGTTGTCGGAAAGGGTTTTGACGGCCCGGTACATGTCGTCCGGTTCGCAAGGACGGGCTTCACGGGCCATGTCGACCTCCATCCGTGCGCCATCGTTACGCGCTTTCTGGCAACGAATATACCAGAACCATGCTTCTTCCGCAGATTGAAATGGGGTTGTCCGACGAAGTGGGGTCGTTCGAGGAGCACGGGATTTTCGTCTCATAGCGGTCCTTTCGCGATTTATTCCTAAAGTTGTAAATACGAAATGTGTTCTTATTATGTTCGTAATATGTAATTCCAAGGGTAGATAAAGTCAATCCCATAAAAGCAATATGTTCCTAATGACGGGAAAAGAAATTTATATGACAATGTTCCCATGCTAAAACACGCTGATGTCTGGCGGGCGCTTGACCGCCTTGCCAAGGAATATAATTTGTCGGCTTCCGGCTTGGCCCGGCGGGCAGGGCTCGACCCGACTACATTCAACAAGAGCAAGCGGGTTACCCGTGACGGTAAACTCCGCTGGCCAAGCACCGAGAGCGTCGCCAAGGTTTTGGCCGCCACCGGGGCAAGTCTGAACGAATACGTCTCTTATGTCGGAGAAAGTGGCGGCGCCGGGGTTTATCGAAATATCCCTCTGATTGGTTTTGCCCAAGCTGGGGCGCATGGCTATTTCGATGATGCCGGATATCCGGTCGGTGCCAGCTGGGATGAGATTCCATTCCCCGGATTTGCCGATCCCCATGCCTATGCCGTAGAAATCAGTGGTGACAGTATGGAACCCGTATTCCGTGATGGTGATATCGTCATTGTGTCACCAGAAGCCGGTATTCGGCGCGGCGACCGGGTTGTCGTGAAGACCACAGGCGGTGAAGTGATGGCCAAAACGCTGCTGCGTCAGTCGGCAAAAAAAATTGAGCTACAGTCCATCAACGTCAGTCACGAAGATCGCAGTCTTGCTGTCGAGGAGGTCGATTGGATGGCCCGCATTATCTGGGCCAGTCAGTAG